GGGCCGACCTTCGCTTCCTGCTATCCCTGCCGGCAGATTCACCGCTCCGGGAAAAAGTAGAGGGCCGCTTGCGTCAAATTGATGGCAACCCCACAGACGAACAAATTAACGCGGCATGGAAGATGGCCGCAATTATTCACGATCAAATAAGGAAACAAAATGAATCCATCTGATTTTTGCACTTACCCCTGGAGTTGCGTATTTATGAACGCAGAGCGCGAAATAGTCGCGCTGAATATTATGAAAATCCTGCGCCGCACCGGCGATCAATGGCGGGAAATGTCATGGGATGAATACCTTTCCGAACGCCAAAAAGACGGCGGGGGGAACACCGGAAACATGAGGTACACCGAAAAGGAATGCTTTGCCGACGTACAGCCTTACACTATTTCCGCTCAATCTGCCCGCTTATTTTCGCCGACATGGGCGGATGTTTTTTCGGGCGCTAAAATGGAAAAGGCATGAAAGAGCAAACCTACTACGTCCCTATTTGCGTGGAGCGCAGCGTTGAAAAGAAACGCGCCGCCGATCCGCGAACCGGGAAAGATCGCCCAACGATAGGGGCCGCATACGTTCACCTGCTCAAAATCGCCATGAAGCGCCTGCAAGATTGGGACTTCGATTGCGCCGTAATGACAAACCTAATCGAGGTTGACACGAACGACGGCGATAACTGGCAAAAGGTGAACATTCCCGTGCCTGAAAAGTTACACGCTGAAGTCAAAGCCGCAGCCGCATACAATGAACGCGGTCTATACGACTTCGCCCACTGCCTTTTTTTGGAGGCGGAAAAAGAGTTCGATTACTCACAAATTCAATCAGTCACAGCACAAACCGTATAACAATGCAAAACGAAATCATTTCCGCCGGGCAAGTAACGCCCGAACAAATAAAAATCCTGGCACAGGCCGGGGTCATCCCATTTGACACGCCGCCTGCCATGCTGGAGGTGTTTGCGCACGCCTGCAAACAGCACAATCTTTCCCCGTTCAAAAAGGAAATCTACCTGGTTAAGTACAACAGCAGCCAGGGCGCACAGTATCACAATATTGTCGGCATTGACGGTTTCCGCATCAAAGCAGCCCGTACCGGGCAACAGGGGGGGATAGATGACCCGCGCTACAATGTGCAGGCAAACGGGCAATTTGAAACTGCCGCACAGGTTAAAGCGTCGGGGAAACTGCCGGTATCCTGCACTATCACCGTCTACCGCCTTATTTCCGGCCAACGTTGCCCGTTCACTGCGACCGTGATTTTTGATGAATACTACCCGGCAGTTGCCGCCGCGCATGGTGGGGGAAAGCAGTCTTTCAGCAAAGCCGCTACCATGCCCTTCAATATGATTGCCAAATGCGCAGAGGCCAAAGCCCTGAAAATGGCATTCAGCGATGAATTGGCCGGGTTACACATCGAAGAAGAAGCCGCCGCATTCGAGGATACCACAATCGCAGCCGCCGAAATTAAGCCCGCCGTTGCTATTGACGTTGAAAAACTGAAAAAGAAAATAAAGGAGTGCGGAACGGTTCAGGATTTAGCCCTGCTTTACGGATCAAATCCGGCATACAAGGAACACGCCGAATATTTCACGGATCGCAAATTAGAGATTGACCCCGAATCAATGCACCGCACAAAAGAGGCCGCACAATGAGCAACTTAATCAGCCACTTGTCATTTAGCCGACTGAAAGAGTTAGCGCATAGCCCGCTCGCACTACACAAGTACATGACAGGCGACAAGGTAGAAACGGACGCCATGCGGCAAGGTACACTACTGGACTGCCTGTTATTTGAGCCGGAAACATTCGAGAAGCGGTTTTTTATGGTGGACAAGCCCGACCGCCGGACTAAGGATGGAAAAGCAGCATGGGAGGCCGCAATGATCGAAGCCGGGGAACGTATGCTGATTACCCGCGAAGATTACGACGAGGCGCAATTTATTAACCAGTGCGTTCGCAATTCTCCGACGGTTGTCTTTAACGGGCTATTGTTGCCCCTGGAAGAAAAGGTAGGATTCACCTACCAAGTGCCAGTATCATTCTTTTACAACGGATTCCGGCACCGGGGCATAAAAGACGCCGACGGGTACGACCGCAACGGAAACCGGGTAATATGGGATTTAAAACGCATGGGAGCGCGTTCCGGGGAGAGCCTGGTACGTTCACAGATTCGCAATAACAAGTATGATTTACAGGCCGCTATCTACTGCCACGAGTTTGACAGCGTTAACGAGCCGGTACGGTACTACATAATTGCCGTTGACAACGACGGCTATGTGACGCCGTTTGAGGTCACGAAGGACGCCCGCAATAAGGCGCGGATTGAATGGAATATGTTAGTTAAAGCCGCGCACCGCTGCAATATGGAGGGATTAGACGCTGGGCCGGAATTTTGGGCAGACGGGAACGGATTTTTCTACTTTTGAATAATCGGTTTATCATGAGATGATACCCGCCTGCGCTGGAAAGTGTGGGCGGTTTTTTTATACCTAAATCAAAGTATTTTTATCTTTCTTTGAAAATAGTTGTACAAATATTTGCACGGTAAAATAAGTTACTGCACCTTCGTGTAGTAATTAAAATGAAACGCAATTATGACAACTATTTTAGCAAAACCGGCAAAATTATTTCTTCCTGAAAAAGCGGAGCAAACAGCAACGGAAATGCAAAAGCACGATGAAGATTGGACTTACGTGGTTAAGCACGACCCAAAAGGAACAGGTTATTCAATCATTGAAATCTACGACGAAGAAAACGAGTTCGTCGGTTACGTCGCATAAACCATGACTATTAGAGCCATATCCACCGCTACCGCCTCGAAAACTGACAACGTTGTAAAGGTCTGGAACAAACTGCAATTTGGGCAGCATCCTGGACTTGACGCTGTTCTGCCAAAAGAACAGGCCGAAATACTGCTTGAGCGCCTGGCAACACCGACAACCAAGCGGGCAAAGTCGCCTGAAAAGGTCGAAGCAGCCGCCCAACTACTCGCGGAGTTCCGCGCCGGTATGCACCAAAATGGACACATGGAAGCCGTCACGCCTCGCACAGTAACGCCACCGGCGCAACCTAAGCCGGTACAACACCGGACGCGCGCAACGAAACAGCCGGACGCGCAACTGATCACGCCGGAGCCGGTTAAGCGCCGGTTTGCATGGCCGCAAATCGGTATGCTGGATATTGTGTACCTGTCCACCATCGCAACCGCCGTTTACGGCCTTTGGTTCACCTTGCGCGAAATGGGGGCAGCCTTCGCCGTGCCGTACTGCCTAATATCCTGGCACGCGCTACGCATGGCGAAAAACCCCGCATCGAGATCAACGGCACAGGTAGGAATTGCCGCCGTTGTGGTGCTGGAAATACTCACATTTTTCGTTCACCTGGTACTGTTCAATCTTCGCACCGTGCAAGCGGCAAAGGCCGGGGTGCTTCCTTTCGAGTATTCGTTTTACGGCACATTGACAATGCCGTTTGTAATCGCCTGCATTTTGGCCGGGTTATTTTCAGCCGCCGGGATTTACGCCGTTTCGGTTACATTCTTAGGCACATCCGAAAAACACGCCTTAGCCGAAAAGGCAAAACGCGATGCCGAACAATCAGCCGCGCACGTTACCGAACTTCGGGCAGCCCTGGAAGATGCGGCGAAGCAGTGGGCTATTGCCAGCGGGCAAAACTACTTCGACACCGAAAAGGCGGGAACATTGGCGGAGCGGTACTACGCTATTTTGAAGCAAACGGCGGCAAACGGCGGCTAAAACGCGCCCGCAAAAAATATTTGTACGCCTTTAAGAAAAGTAGTACTTTTGCAAAGCGTTCACAAAAGGCGCGTTTGCAGCGTTATGATGAAGATGTTTATTTCCGGGCAAAAGTCAACAGCCCCGGCGAAAGAGAAGGAAAAGAAAGAACAGGAACCGGCGCTACTTCGCGTACCCGGTAAGGTTATCCGGGATTGTGAAGTAGAATGGCACTCAAGCAATGTGCAAAAATCTGCCGGGTTGACGCCCGACCAAATCCGAATCATTAAGCGGGAAATGAAGTGGAAAGGGTTTGATTCGATTAAGGTTGAGCAGGTAAAATCCCGGATGGAATACCGCACATGTGCGCAAATAGTTAAGGACTTGGAAGGACGGCCCGGCTATTCCGAACGTACCGTAAAAGGGTTACACGCTGCCCTATCGAAGGCCGGGGTAGGGGGAAAGTAACAAAAGCGGTGCAATTTGCACTATTAATAACTTAACCGCCTAATATTCAACGAAATGCAACAAAATTCAAACGGTGCAGAATCATTTAAAAACGGTGTAGAATTACCGCATTTGCACTATCGCAAAATCACAGCCGCCGCAAATCTCGCACTATCGAACATGGTTAGTTGGATGGTTGCCAACCGCCTAACCTACCCCATTTTCTTTTTCTGGGCTGGTATCGTTGCCGTAGGCTTCTTGTTTGCCGCATTGGCAATACACATGGTATCCACCGGGGTAGGCCGGATTGTAGAGGACATTATTTTGCAGGCCGGGGCCGGTGTTGGGCTTATCGCTTTTCTTTCCATACTTAGCACAATGGTATGGGGTTCAATTCAGGCCACTTCGCACGTATGGCAAACATGGTCGGAACGTAAATCTGAAACAGCCGACGAACCGAAAGCAATACCCGCTGAAACGCGCCGTAAATGGCAGCCGTTAAGCATTGCGCCGGATACGCTTTTCTTTCAACAGAATGGTGAAACAATGGCGGAATTTGCGGCCCGCGTTTCCGCCTTTACGCCGACAATGGCGGAATGGGGCATTTTGGTGAAACGCGGGGAGTTACAGGTGACGGTTTTAACGCCGGGCGCAGGTATCCACTTTGAGCGCGAAGATGAACCGTTTTTGCCGATGCTGAATGAGAGCGAACCGCGCCCGCGTGGCGTTGACCACTTGAACGAATCGCAGGAAGATTTTGAAAAATACTGCTATTGGTTGTCGCTTCACCTTAAGCCCTGGACAACGATTAAGAAGTACGAACACGCCCCGAACGAGGCGCATAAAACCGCCGTTGAAATTCTGAAAGCAGAGGCTAAGACGGTAACCTTCGTTTTATCCCTACTGCTCTTTTGCCTTCCGGTTTTCGGGCAATCTAAGGCCCGGCAAGTTGACGAGGTGTTAGGCACCCGCATACGCGAAATTCCTAAAGCCGGCGAAAAGGTAACTTTCGTTTTCCGCGAAGGATCGAAGGATAAGTATTACGAGCGCACCGGCGACGGCAAAAGCGAATACACCGACCTATTGCAAAAAACGTCGGGACTGGTTAAGTACAACGATCAGGGGGGAGAGTTGGTAGCGATAATGAAAAACGGGGAAGCGGTTGCAAAGGCCGCGCACGTTGAGCGGGTGAATGAAGTACCGAAACAGCAAAGCCCCGTTGCCCCGAACGGCGCAGTCTATTTGCCGCCGAATAACACCGCCGACCCGGTACGCCCGTATGGTACATTGGAATCGCCTGGCGTTGCGAACACGCCGGTAACGGATGAGCCGCTAAACATCCATATTCCAACACCCGACGAAGTTCAAACAACTTTGGACAATGCCAGCCGGGAAATAGATTACCGGAAAACGGAAGCGTGGGCGGCAATAAAGCCGATTTGGAAATGGATTATGGGTATGTTCTTTTCAATTGTGCCGCTCTTTATTTGCTTAGGTGGATTGTTCCGATACTATGCTGGCACAGCGGCAAACGAATCGTTTTATGGGCTGTCTGGTATTGGCATACTGATTCGCCGGGTACACGAAACGGCAAGCGGGGTTACGCTGATAATTTGTTGGGGAATTGCCACCATTTTATTGATCGACGAATTTATGCTTTTTGTTTACCTGGGTATTCCGCTTTGGTTAATGCTCGCAACTTGGTTCCCGTCCTTGTTTTTGGCAAAGGTTCTAACCAATTGGGCCGTTCCAAATCCGCCGGAACTTGCACATGGTAGAGGCGGATACGATCAACCTTATGCCGGACAAAGAAGGATTGGATAATGAAATTACTAAAGTTTCTCCCCCCGCGTAAATGGGTTTATGTGTTCAATATACGCCCCACAACGTTTTTCCCGCCGTTTCTTTGGCTCGGAAAGGTTGGATTTGAAAGTGACGAAACAGACCGGGCCGCCGGGGTAGAGTATTCAATCCGGGAAAAGTTAGGATTAGAGGTTAAGGTGCAGCGGGTTATCCGGGTAAAGGTGTTCATGTACAGGGGTATTGAAAAGGCCGTCCATAACGTGTTGAAAATTCTGCACTCTAATCGGCTAAAAGGGTGTAGCGGGTGGACTGAAATTTTCAATATACTAAACGTTTTCAGCGGGCTAATTACACTGATAGTTTGTTACGGGTTCGGTATTGATTGCGCGTCATGGTTAGCCCTTTGCGTAATGCTCATTCCGTACCCTATTGACATGGTTATTTTTGTTTTGCTTTTGGCTGTGGTTGAGTATGTAATAATTGCCGCCGTTGGATTATTTATAATTTATCACGCATTTCAATTTATACCACAATGAAAGCACTAAGAAAGTTTTTTGGTTATTCGCCGAAAGTTGGCGATAAAATTACCGCGTGGACAGATCACGGCGTCCGTTTCGAGGGTGTTGTTACCGATGACACACATGCAAACAGCGAAGACGACCCGCATTACTGCGCAAAAGGGAACTGGTATATTTCGACTACTAAGGTAGTCGAAATCGTAAAGCCTGCCGAAAACGCAATTATCCTTTCACGACAAGTCAAACTTGCATAATGTCACACCGCCGCTCCGCACCAAGCCCCGCAAAGGGCAAAGGTTCACACTCGAAAGAACAAGTGCCGACCGTTCGCCCGACGGGCCAGGTTAAGCCGGTCGTTTCATCCCGCAGGCACGGCAAGCCGGTTGGTCGGGAAGTATCGGACGCAGACGGCACGGTTTTTATAACAGTTATTTTGATTTTAGCCGTAGGGGCATTTGTGGCGCTAATTATTCACCTTTTAACATAAAACGCAATGCAAACTCAATCGCTCAAAGAATTATTAGACGCCTTCACAAAGAGCGTCAACCGTGACCGGCAGCCGGAACAAGTAGCGGCAACCTGTTACGACTGCCGTGGCGAAGGATTAAACGCCATTGGCGGCACTTGTTCATCCTGCCGGGGTAGCGGCATGGTAGTTGTAACCCGCTAAACCACAGACCCATGACAAACACAGTTACAACACAAACAGCCCGCCTTTTAGCCGCCGCAAGTTTCCCGCAACCCGAACCAGCGCCGGGGCAATGGTGGGGAGATGATGAAATGATCGTTTTTCTTTTTCGTGCATGGGCTGACGGGAAACACGATTTTTTCCTTGTCGCACAATCGGTTGCCGACGGTCGCCCGATCATTGACGACTACTTCGATGCACGGGACTTTACAGGATTGGTGTATCTCCCGACGGTGGGGGATATTTTGAGTCATCCACTTGCAGAAGGGTACGGCGTTTCACGCCAATATGACACAACAGAAAGCGGCCTATCATGGGTATGTTGCCCGACTGAATGGGATACGCCGGAAATGGTTTCGGCGTATCACGAAACCAGCGCAGCCGAAGCCGCCGCGCTGGTATGGATTGAATTAAACGAAAAAAAATAAAACGATGCAAAACGAGATTGAAAAACTAATCCAAAAGGCCGGGCTAAAAAAGCGCCGTCGTCGCACAGTCCGGGAAATGTTCGGGAACGTTGGCAGATTTTACAGGGCAGCAGAAAACAGCAAAAAACCCGGACTGTCCACTAAAGAGGCGAAGCGCGAATTAATCACGCTCAAACTCACCGACGACGCCCGAAAAGAACTTGCCAAGCGCCTGGACAAGTACGCCGCCATTTCCAGCGGCGCAAAGTGCGACGGTTCGTTGATGACAGACCCGCAACGGTGGACAGAATCGAGCCTACTTTTAAGATGTCGAATTTAAACTTTCATAATTTAAAACAAGCAAAATGGGAAAGTACATTAATGAAAATTCAAAAGGAAAGCAACTACCTGGAACTGGCAAGGTAGGCGCATTAATCGACGACGGAGCGGTTGTTTGTGAACCAAAAATAGGCGCTGTTTGTGTTTGTATAAATGGGCCTTTCGATGCGGCGGCATGGTGCTACAATCAAAGAGAGGTAGACGATTTTACCGACCAATCGGATCGTAGGCCAAAGGTTTGGCTATGGTATCCACACGCTGAAACGCTCGCAAAATAACTTTAATCCTATCCTTTCACTCCCCCCGAAATTTCGCAACAATGAATAAGCAATTTGAAAAATTCATCCGCATTGCCGCCGTCGCCGTACTGGCATTGACCGCGTACAAATGCACAGCGCAAAACGACTTCCGACTTATCACAAGCCCCGGCCTTGTCATCGCATCCGAATCAGGCGACCCGGATGAAATCTGCATCAATTTCGGGGTAAAGTCCGGGGAGGTAAAAGTAAAGCACCTCGGAAAGTCTGGAGACAATCTGAAAAAGCGCATGGCAGCAGCCGTAAGAATGGCCGACGAGGCCGGGGTATCGTACAAGGATTTTCTTATCGAAAACGGCCTAAAAGATTCCAGCGCTATTCAAACGTACTTTGCAAAATGCCGGAAACTTCGCGCACAATTTCTTTCACTTATGCCGGAGCGGGCCTTGCTCGAAATCCGACAAATAACTGACCGCTTTCAATGAATACCATCTACAAATACGATTTAGACGATGTTAGCGAAACGCTCCTTTCGTTGCCGTCCGGCGCTAAGATTTTGCGCGTTGATTTTCAGGGCGCAACACCGAAATTGTGGGCCGAAGTATCAACGGGTGCGCCACTTGAAAACAGAACGATTGAGGTGTTCGGAACGGGTCACGAAATGCCGCCGGGCGAGCGGGTGTTTATTAACACATTTTTTAGCCCGGAACATACCTATGTTTTTCACGCATACGAAAAGATAAGACCATGACCCGTACCTACCACGACACCGACGAACGCCTACCCCGGCTGGCACTATTGACCCTGCTAACCGTACTGATGATGTTTGCCCGATGTTCACAATGCCGGGGGCAGGTTCATTTCCAGTTCAACACTTCTACCGTTGTAATGGTGGACACCGCCGGTCAAATGGACGTAGGTAGCGCCTCATGGCCGGTCATTGCGTCCGGGGATAGCCTACGGATTGAATCACCCGCCAAGCCGATGCTCTGGAATAAAATCGTTTGGCAAACGACCGATACCGGCGAAATGTACTGTATCACGCCGTATTTTCAGGCCCATTATTCGCCGGGGCCGGGGGGCAAGTCGTTGATGATCCGAAAAAGGGGCAGGATTCGCAGTATGGAGTTTTACGAAAAACAGACGACTAAATTATGACCATACCCGCCGAAAACATCACCGACATTTTGCGCCAGGATTGGCAGCATATCTCCCTGAAATACGGGCAACTAACCTGCCACCATTGCGGAACGTCGTCTCGATCGCCAAGGCGGGCAATGTCGCTGGAATCGCACATGGATACGATTTTTGGGTTTGTCCACCTGCATTTGAGATGTGGCGAGCAAAAGACATTATGAGAATGAATGGAACATGGTTTTGTTACCCCGCCCGATGGAAATTGTGGCGGGATTTTTTGTTAATTCACGATTAATATTTGTACGGTTATTTATTTGCACTATCTTTGTGCAATGAAAATCTTATACGAAAACGGTATTTTTGTTGCAAACGCATCTTTTGAGGAAAAAGACGCGCTAAAAGCAGCCGGGTTCCGCTGGAACCCAGACAAACGGCGCTGGTGGACAGATAAGGCGACTGTCGCCGCCGCGCTAAAAGAAAACGCTGATGATATTGCTATCGCCGAAATAGAAAAGGCAGAAACGGCAATTGAGGCGTCAAGTTCCTCACAGGCGTTAACTAATATCGAAATCCCTTTGCCAGCCGGAAAGGTTCTATTCCCTTATCAAAAGGCCGGGATTGAATACGCCGTAAATAACCGATCGGTATTGATCGGCGATGAAATGGGGTTGGGTAAAACGGTGCAAGCCATTGCCGTTATCAATGTAGAAAAGCCAAAAACGGTATTGATCGTTTGCCCGGCAACGCTAAAAATTAACTGGCAAAAAGAGTGTACCCGCTGGTTAGTTGATCCGTACCGGATTCACGTTTTACGATCCGGCGATGCGTTTCCTGTTCTGCCCGAAATCGTAGTAATGAATTACGATATTGCCGCAAAATACGCCGATGAAATCCGGGCCGTGAAATGGGATTTGCTTATTTGTGACGAGGCCCACTATATGAAAAACCCGAAAGCGGCCCGCACAAAGGCACTGTTGGGCGAAGGCAAAAAAGTTGCTCCTATTGACGCTGGAAAGCGTATATTCTTAACCGGAACGCCGATCACAAACCGGCCCGTCGAATTGTGGCCCCTGGTTAACTACCTTTTCCCGTCACAATTCAACAACTTTTTTTCTTTCGCTAATCGTTACTGTGATGCTCACAGAAATAGATACGGATGGGATTTTTCCGGTTCGTCAAACCTGGATGAATTGCAAAAAATACTTCGCTCGTCTGGCATGATACGGCGAATGAAAGCGAACGTACTAACCGAACTTCCCGCGAAAATCCGGCAGGTAATTTCGTTGCCGTCGGACAGCGTTGCCCGCTTAGTTGCAAAAGAAAACGAACACGGCGACGCCCTGGAAAGCCGGGTTAAAGCGATTAAGGCAGAGGCAAAGCGCAGCAAGGCAAGCGGCGATAAAGACGCCTACGCCGCCGCTGTCGGGCAATTACGGCAGGCGTATTCGGTAGCGTTCGAGGAAATGGCCGCCATTCGCCGCGAACTTGCGCAGGCAAAAATACCGTTCGTGATTGAGCATATTTCCGACATAGTTGAATCAAACGGCAAGGTCGTGATTATGGCCCATCACCGTGAAGTCGTGGACGCGCTGCAAAATCATTTTGGCCTGGCAGCCGTGAAACTATACGGGGGAATGTCCGATGTTGAAAAGGAAAATAGCGTTACCCGTTTTCAGAACGACCCAACCTGTAAAATATTTGTCGGTTCAATCCGTGCAGCCGGGGTGGGTATTACATTAACCGCAGCATCAAAGGTTGTATTTGCGGAACTGGATTGGACACCTGCGAATATGATGCAAGCGGAGGATCGTTGTCACCGGATCGGGCAAACGGAAAGCGTCTTAGTTCAACACCTTGTTTTTGACGGTTCGTTGGATGCGCGTA